GCGTCGAGTAGGAAACCAGTTTCCTTGTCGAAGATTCGGTGCAAGAATCCCTGCATAAAAGCGGGAATTCCGGAGCCCAAGGCCTTGAATGGCCCAAAACTCCCAGGAACCGCCTGTCCAGCCTCGAGGCTCTTTTCAAGCCCCTTGGCGAAGCCAGGAAGGGTGATCGTGATGAACGAGTCACCCTCATCTCGACAGCGGGCCGCGAGCGTCTTCGCGTCGCGGCCCACGGGGACGTCACACCTCTTGCCCTCATCGTGGAGCAAGTGCATCAGGAGGCTTGCAAGGCTTTTCATGGGACCGTCCTTTGGAGGGCGGCGGCCATCCTTGTGTGCATCAAGACACCCCTAGTAACACCACCCCTTTGACAGGAGCGCAGAGGGGAGACTAGTTAGGTCTCACCACCGACCATCTTCAGGATGTTCGCGTCCGTAAGCCAGTCGCGCAAGGCACTGCCGAGCGCTTGGGCTTGGGCGAGAGTCATCCCGGAAGACGGGAAGTCCAGAGTGAACGTAGCCGTCCCGCTCACGACGATTGAATTCGCCGGAACGAGGGGATCGGTCACCGTTGCTGTCCGCTGCAGGCGGGCCACCGTGCGGTTACGGGCTTTGAAAGTGTGCGCAATGCGGAAGTTATACTCCGCGTCGCCAAACACACCTTTGTAGTCCGAGCCGTCGGCGCTGCGCCCAACCGCGGGCAGGGACTTCGCCACCGTGCTGTAGGTGACGGACTGAGGGTCTGAGAACACAAGGCCTCCGAACGCTGAAAAGGGTTGATATAGGATCGAAGGGAAGCGGCCAATCAGCCGCGCCCGTCAAGACGGCTCCGGGAAAGACCCAGGGCCGCCAGGATAGAGAGCCGGTAAGCAGATAGATCTGGCAGGCTCACATCCAGACCGTAAGGGTTACCTCCACCAAGACGCGCCTTCGTGACCACCTTGTGGGTGGCCGAGTACGTGTGCTCGTGGGCTGGAATCTTGTATAAAAGATTATCCAGCGGTTCTGTTTTCACGTGGGCCGTGACTTGTTCAGTCACGGCGTGCTCGTACATTGTGTACGAGTAATTGAAAACCAGGTTATCGACTGCATTGACGGAAAGGTTGGAGTAAACATCCCCAACATTCCCGAACCAGCCGATGAGCCAAGACCACGGCAGGATCGACCACAGTGCCTCAGGGGTTGGATATGCCCCGAATAGGCAAGCGGAAGCCCTTGCAGTCCATTGCCAAGACTGCACATCCGGAATCCAGTAGCGGTATGCACTGAACCAGACGCGCTTAGTCTCGTGACGCGTTTTCGTCCAATGAGTCTTGCCGGCCATCCAGCCGGCAGGGGGCCCAAGGACGTCGACGAAAGGGGTGACGGGATAGATCACCGTGGACCCTGTCGTCTCGACTGATTGCTCCAGTTGAGCCCTCCTTCGGATGTTGCGACCGTTGTCACGGCGCAGCTTGTCCAAGGCCTTTCGGAGGCCAAAGGCAAGTAGGACCATCTTCCTGATGTCCTGTAAGAAGGGTTTCCAGCCGAACACGATGTTGAGGTACTCTGAGCCCAGGTTCTTAAAGTCGGTCAGTCTGCGGAAAATGGCTTCGGGGATGCGCCGTAAAGGCGTACCCTTCAACCACCCGCTGAAAGGCCGAGTTGGGAGGTCCTGGAGTTCCCAGAGGAACTGAAACACCGATGCTTCAGGCCGGCCGGGTCGCGTCTTTGCGACCCCGGACGCGTAGTGACGAGGCATGTCCGCCTGATGGACGGCTTGTG